GATAATTGACAAGATTGGAAAATCGATAAAAGAGTTAAAAACATTTGCATCGGCAACAGGCCCCTCAATAGACAAAGTAAGAAGGTCTGTAAATGAATATGCAAGACAAGGCAATAAAAGCATTAGCACAATTGAAGGGCAAGTTACTGCCTTAAGAGCATTAAGAAGAGAAGCAGATATTAATAGCAAGGAGTTCAAAGAGCTAACTGCTGACATTGCAAAGTACGAGAGACAGTTAAATAAAGCCCAAGGTCGAAGAGGCGGTGGTGGCGCCCGGCAGGCAACACAGGTGGCTGGTGCAGTTATATCTGGCGGAATTTTTGGTGGACCTGAAGGTGCAATCGGTGGCGCACTGGGTGCCTTCGGCGGTGTGCAGGGTGCTTTTGCTGGAGCGGCTATAGGCGCTCAAGTTGGAAACATCAGGAAATCCATTGGAGACGCTGCAGATTATGCGGCGCAAATTGGAAAATTAAAGATTGCTCTTGAAGGGGTTGTTCCAAATCAAGACGACTTCAACAGTGCTCTAGAAACAGCCTCACAAGCTACCCAGCAATTAAACGTTCCACAAGAGCAGGCTGTTCGTGGAATAACAAGGCTTGCTGCAGCAGTAACGGGTGCAGGCGGTCCTGTTGGCGATGCAGAAACTACTTTTAAGAACGTAACTGCGGCTATCAAGGCAACAGGTGGCAGCTCTGAAGACGTAAAAGGCGCTATTACGGCGATGGTTCAGGTGTTTAGTAAAGGCAAGGTTTCTGCAGAAGAACTTTCTGGACAGCTTGGAGAAAGACTGCCGGGAGCAGTGACTTTATTCGCTAAGGCGAACAAAATGACCTTGCCTGAGCTTCAAAAGAATCTCAAGGCTGGCACGGTAGGACTAAATGAATTGATGAAATTTATTGAGCAGTTAGGTGTTGAATTTGATGGCACTGCAAAGACTATTGCAGGTTCTAATGAAGAAGCTGGAGCAAGGCTTTCAGTAGCGTTCGACGAGATGAGAGCAAGCGTTGGCAACTCTTTGCTTGAAACTGGAGCAAATTTTCAGAATGCTTTTGCTGAGTTCATAACGGATCTAACACCAAAAGTTGTTACAGGAATTGAGTTGATCAAGGGGTCTGTATCTGGATTCATGAAGGTCTTCCTGCCTGCTGCGGCTGGTATTACTACTTTTATTTTGCTCGTAAAAGGAGCGGCAATTATTGCGACACTTGGCGGAATTGCAGCTGCAATAGCGGCTCTAGTTCTTAAAATAAAAATCTTGTCTGCAGGATTGGCGACAGTTGGCATACTATTGGCTACCAACCCTTTATTCCTAGGTATTGCAGCAGTCTCTGGAATAGTTGCAGGAATAGTCGCAATAACTAACGCAATCAATGGCCAAGCAGCGGCCACAGAGAGGCTTGTAAAAGCAGGAAAGTCTGACACAGCAACTGCTGATGACAAGCAAAAAGCTCTTAGTGAATTGACAGGACAGGCTGCTGAACAAAGAAGAATTATTAGACAGAATCCAAAAGGGCTCACAGGGCAAGGCTCAGCGGCTCAAAACAAAAGGAGAAGAGCTGCCGAAAAAGAGCTTAGAAGAATAGAAAGGGATATAGTTATTGTCACTCGCGTCAAGAAGAAGCCTGATAAAGAAGATCCTTTCGACTACGGCGACCCGTCTACAGACCCCGGAGGCGACAGTGGCAGCACCGACAAAACCCAAGCTCGAATTGGGCGTGCTGATGAGATTGTTCGCAAGTTGCAGGATCAACTAAATATTCAAAAAGCCAAATCAAAAGTAGGAGAATTTCTTGCGAAACAGGCAAAGGAAAGAAGTGATCTTGAGGCTAAATTCCAAGCGTTGCTCAAAGATGGCGCTAATAAAAAAATAGAAGAGGCCCAAGCGGCAGCAAGGGGGCTGTTGGACAAGAAACAAGCACTGGAGCTTGAGAAAAGAACGAAAGAAGTAATGGATAAGGCTACAAAGCCATTAGAGGATATGAATAAAAGTCTTCAAGAAAAAATACGTTATGACAAGGAATACAAAAAGCTGATAGCTGAAGGTGTAAATCCTGAGTTAGCTAAACAGCTTATTGAAATCAACAAACTGTTTGAGGCTGGAGACAAGAAGCTGCAGCAAAGAATACTTGATCTTGAGGCTCAAAAAGCAATAACTGGCTTAAGCGAGAAAGAACTGCAAAACATTAACGACCAGATTGAGGCTATAGAAAGAAGAAGAGCGGCCTTGAAAGGAGACAAGGAAGGCGCAGAAGGATCCGCAGGTGAGGCTTATGCAGACCCTTCGTTTATGGATAGCTTGCGAAAGGGGATGAATGACCTTTACAACGAGGCTACTAACTTAAACGAATTAATTGCAAATGTTGGAGTAAATGCTGTTAATAGTTTTGCTGATGCTTTTGTTGATTTAGCACTAACGGGAAAGGCGAGCTTTGCGGAACTTACTGCTTCAATACTGAAAGACTTGGCTCGTATTATTATGAAAGCAGCGATTTTGCAGGCTGTTAAAGCATTTATCCCAGGTCTCTTTGCTAATGGTGGTGTGACTCAAGGAGCGTCTAGCTACACACCGATCCCTGGGAGCGTTACTGAAGTTGCAGCAAACGGCCTTGCTGTCGCAAAAAATGGAATCGTTCCTTATGCCAAGGGCGGGCTAGTCACAAAACCTACGCTGTTCCAGTACAAGCAGGGTGGCGTCGGCAGCTACGGCTTAATGGGGGAGGCCGGGACAGAAGCGATCATGCCGTTACGTCGTGGTGCTAACGGCAAGCTTGGGGTTGAAGCATCTGGCAGTGGAGTAGGCAATGTAATCGTCAATGTTGACGCTGCTGGCTCTTCTGTTGAGGGCGATGCAAGCCAAGCAGATAAGCTAGGCAAAGCTATTGGGATTGCTGTACAACAGGAACTAGTGAAGCAGAAACGACCTGGAGGCTTACTCTCACGCTAATGGCTGTATTTCCTTCTATCGATCCTTCTTACGGAGCGCAAAAGCGCAGCGAGCCTGTTGTTCGTACAGTCCAATTCGGTGATGGATATCAGGCTCGACTGAGTTTTGGTTTAAATCAAAATCCGAAACAGTGGTCTTTGGAGTGGAGAAATATCACTGAAGCGCAAGCAGACACTATTGAGACATTTTTAGATGCTCGCGCTGACGACAACGCATCCTTTGATTGGTCTCCTCCAGACGATTCAAATACTTACAAGTGGATTTGTCCTTCTTGGTCAAAAACCTTGCCTTATTCAAACTTGGCAAATATTCAGGCAACATTCCAAGAAGTATTTGAACCGTAATGGCTGTATCGTCCTGGGCCGCTACCACCGCATTTTCTGTTGGTGATATTCGCCGTGCCACAACAGATCAAGCAACCGGCTTGTACTTCCAATGTGCGGTTGCTGGAACGTCTGCTAGCACCGAGCCAAGTTGGCCAACAGATGTAGGCAGCACCATTGTTGATGGTGGCGTTACATGGACTGCAATTAGCAGCGTTTATCAAGAGCTACTAAAGCTTTCCCCAAGTGCAGTTATCGAACTTTTTGAGTTACGCCTAGATAATAGTTTGCATGGCAGCTCAGACATATATCGCTTCCATAACGGCATGTCTAGAAACAATGTAACGATAGAAGCGAACGTAGTCTTTAACTCTCAGGAGTACGTCAGGCTGCCAATCGCAGCGGATGGTTTCGAATATTCCAATACTGGAACGTTGCCCCGCCCCACATTAACCGTCAGTAATTTAGACGGCACAATGACTATTTTGCTTGCATTAGTAAATGCAACGACTGCTGGCAATGATCTTGGTGGAGCGGAAGTTCGCAGGATCCGCACCCTAAAGAAATATCTTGATGACATTAACTTTCGATCTCACGACACCGCTATTACACAAGACGGAAACACGTTGATAACGCAAGGCGGAGATACCTTTATCTTTAACAAAATTGGTAATCCAAGTGGTGTGGCCGACCCTCACGCTGAGTTCCCACAAGAGCGATGGTTTATTGATCGCAAAGCGAATGAGTCGCGCAACTCAGTAACGTTTGAACTGGCCAGCAAGTTTGACCTAGCTGGGCAGAAGTTGCCAAAACGTCAAATCATCGCGAACGTTTGTCAGTGGATTTATAAGTCCTCAGAGTGTGGTTATAACCCCGCTGTCGGACCAGGCAAACAGATTGATGGTGTTACCTACACGCGGTTTGATGTAAATAATGAGGGCGTCACAACTGACGCTGAAGACGTATGTGGCAAACGAGTCGCTAGTTGCAAGTGCCGCTTTGGCGACAATGCAGAGCTTCCGTTTGGATCGTTCCCTGGAGCTGGCTTAACCAAGTGATGAAGCTGACAGCCGCAATAAAGGCTGAAATCCTTCAGCACGCCAAAGATGAGTTCCCGCGTGAGTGCTGCGGCCTGGTTGCTGTAATTAAAGGACGCCGCAAGTATTTTCGCTGTCAAAACATTGCTGAAACACCTGACGAGCACTTCATCCTTAACGGTTGGAACGTTGTTGAGGACCAAGGAGAAGTCGTAGCGATTGTGCATAGCCATCCAAAAACCAAGCCTGAGCCATCAGTTGCCGACAAGGTTGCGTGCGAAAAATCAGAACTGCCATGGTTCATCGTTAATCCCAATACAGAGGCTTGGGGAGGCTGTGAGCCAACTGGCTTTGAGCTGCCTTATGTGGGTCGTGAATTTTCCTTTGGCATTATCGATTGCTACACGCTGGTGCGTGACTGGTACAAAAAAGAGTGGGGCGTGGACTTGCGAGATTATGAAAGGCGCGACAAATTTTGGGATCGCGGCGAAAACCTGTATCTAGATAATTTTGCAGCAGAAGGCTTCCGCAAGATTCCGGTTGATGAGGTGCAACGCGGCGACCTGCTGTTGATGCAACTGGTGTCGCCATTGCCGAACCATGCTGCGATCTATCTAGGTGATCAGCAAATCTTGCATCATGTGCAGGGCAGGCTGTCTAGCAGGGATCTTTATGGCGGTTACTATGGGAAGAGCACTGCTTGCGCCTTAAGGCATGAAAGTCGTTAAGGTCTACGGCGCACTTAGGAAGCGGCTAGGCCAGTGTCGGTTTGAGTTTGACGTAGCGACACCAGCGCAAGCAATCAAAGCGTTGTGTGTGAATTTTTCCGGCCTAGAAAAATGGTTGATGGATAGCGAAAAAGACGGCGTTGGTTATCGCGTAGCCGTAAGCAAAGAAAAAGCGACTGAGCAAAATCTTGCTCCTTTGCTAATGCCTTTTAGCGACCGTGAAGTTTTCAGCATCACGCCTGTCGTTGCGGGTGCGGGCCGTGGTGCTGGTCAGATGCTGCTTGGGGCTGCGTTAATTGCTATTGCAATAACCGTTCTAGGGGCAGCATTTGCCGGAGCAGGATTTACAGCTGCCGGAACTGCCGCTACAGCAACCGCTGCTGCTATTCCAGCCACTTTTGCTGCAACGGCAGCGGCATTTGCAGGCAACCTTGGTATTGCCCTAGTTCTTAGTGGTATTGCTACATCAATTTCGCCCCAGCCTGAGCCAAGTTCTCTTGACGAATCAGTGCAGCTTGAGTCTTTTACATTCTCCAACGTTGTAAATACCTCAAAGCAGGGGCTGCCAGTACCGATAGCCTATGGAAGAGTGTTCGCTGGATCAGCAGTGCTGTCTAGCAGCCTTGACGTTGACCAGAAACAAGCATGACAGAGACTAAATACGTTGCTGGCGCGGGTGGTGGTGGCGGCAAAGGTGGCGGTGGTGGTGGTACGCCTACTGAAGCTGACGACACTCTGCAGTCGATCCAGTTTGCAAATGTGTTGGATTTAATTAGTGAAGGTGAGATTCAGGGTTTAGACGACGGCAATAAAAGTATTTTTCTAGACAGCACTCCAGTTCAAAACGCAGACGGCAGCAACAACTTCAGTGGCTATAGCGTTGCCACACGTAATGGCACTCAAGCGCAAAACCATATTCCAGGAGATTTTGCTGCAACGCAAGTTGAAAGAGGTGTCAATGTTGAAGTGACCAACGGCACTCCTGTGACTCGTAATGTTCTTGCGTCGGAGGTCGATCGTCTTCGTATAACGCTTACGATCCCTGGGCTGCAAAAAGTTGAAGATGACGGCGACATTGTTGGCCACAGCGTTCAGATAAAAATACAAATTCAATATGACGGTGGTGGGTTTAACGACGTAATTACAGACACAATTAGCGGGAAAAGCAGCAACAGGTATCAGCGCGATTACATGGTCAACTTGACAAGTAGTACCAACGTACAAGTTCGCATGGTGCGAGTCAGTGCTGACGAAACAAGCCAAAAACGTGCCAGCTCAACTATTTTTCAAAGTTATACCGAAATTATTGAGGAGAAATTTAGTTATCCAAACTCTGCGCTTGTTGCGCTTCGATTTGACTCTCGCGAGTTCAGCAGCATTCCGTCTCGTAAATATTTGATTCGTGGCATCAAGGTCAAGATTCCAAGCAACGCGACGGTAGATACAACAACGCATTTGGGTCGCATTACATATTCCGGCATTTGGGATGGAACGTTCCAGGCTGCAACTTGGACAAACGATCCAGCTTGGTGTTTATATGACTTGCTTACGGACACTAGGTACGGATGTTCTGTGCCTGAATCTTCGCTTGATAAGTATGACTTTTTCTCTGTCAGCCAGTATTGCAACGCTTTAGTCGATGACGGCAAAGGCGGGCAAGAACCTCGTTTTAGTCTCAACATGCTGATCAACACTCGTGCTGAGGTTTACAACGTCATCCAAGAAATGACAGCTATCTTCCGTGGCATTGCTTATTACGGAGCTGGCTCATTAGTACTTAATCAAGACAGGCCAACAGACTCTTCTTACGCTCTTGGCCCGTCAAACGTAATTGATGGCAACTTTGAATATTCTGGAACGGCCCAGAAAGCTCGTCACACTGTCGCAACAGTTGCCTACCAGAACTACGACACCCAGGGAGATACAGAATATGAGTATGTAGAGGATCACGACGCTGTTGCTAAGTACGGAATTATCAATAAAAACATCAAAGCTATCGGTTGTTATAGCCAGGGCCAAGCGCACAGGATTGGTAAGTGGACATTACTGTCTGAACAGAATTTGACAGAAACGTGCCAGTTTGCGGTCGGCATAGACAGTGGAATTATTCTGCGCCCTGGTCATGTCGTAGATATTGCCGATCCAGTTCGATCTGGCGTCAGGCGTAGTGGTCGGGTCCGTTCTGCAACAACAACTCAAGTTGTCGTAGATAACAGCACGAACCTTGCGGTTAGTACGGCAAGTAGCACTAATGATCCAAAGCTTTCAGTAATGCTGGCAACTGGTATTGCCGAAACAAGAAGTATTGCTTCAGGTGGTGTTCAGCCTCAAGCCAATGGGACAGCAACTATTGATGTGACGACTGCGTTTAGCCAAGCACCAACTGCTGGCTCAGTGTTTCTAGTACAGACATCAGATATTCAGTCTCAGCAATTTAGGGTTATTTCTGTTGCTGAATCAGAAGAGGGTGTTTATGGAGTAAGTGCTGCAGCTTATAACGCCACAATTTACGACGCTATTGAATCAGACAATGAACTAACCGATCGAGACATCACAAACCTGTCGGCTACTCCAAACCAAGTTGACACGATTGTCTCTGAAGAGTTCTTATATGAAACGGGCCAAGGTGTGTTTGTTGGTACGTCGATTAGTTGGCAGCACGATCGAATCAACATTAGTGAGTTCCGTGTTCAGTACCGCATCGATGACGACAACTTTGAGACCTTGGTCACGTCTTCGCCTTCAGTAACTATCCGCGATATTCGTGCTGGCACTCTTCAGGTACAAGTACAAGCAAGAAATTACTTAAATCGTGGCAGCATTATTTCAATTGAAAGTTTTACAATCCAAGGGAAAACAGCTCCACCACAGTTAGACACTAGTGAAACCTTGTCAGGTGGCGCAGCGAATCCTAATTACATTACTTTTGACATGATTCCCGTTAACGGGCAGGCCAAGCTGACTTGGCGT